TTATAGTACAGTCATTATCATTTCCTTCATTGGAATTGAACTTTGTAAGTAATATATTATTATTAATATTTCTAGCTCTTACAAAACCACCACCACTAGTTGCCTGACCTAAACGGTCCACCATTCTAAATGCACCAGTATAACAAGATAGTCTTTCATTTACAGCATTTCTATTATTATAGTCAAACTCTTTTAGGAAGTCATTCTTAGCCATAGTATTAAACGTACTAGTCTGTCTAGGTGTACATGATGGAGTGTATCTACCAGTATCACTAATATTGCTAGTAGCACATAAGAAATCGTTTAACTTAGGTAATACAAAAGTATTACCATTATCAAAGAAGAATCCAATAGATGGTAATCGTTCAAACTTACTATATTCAGAATATGGTACAAGTATATTAGATGACTTAGCAAAGTTATATAAATCTAAGTATTCATTCTTCACCACTTCAATACCAGTTAATGGTAAGAATCCATCTTCTTTCATAAGATCTATACTAGCACTTAGTGTTGGTATAATAGCCCCTATAGGAAGACCTTGTGTTGGCATAAGATTCAATGGAACCTTACCATCAGGGCCTAATCTAGCAATATTGTTAGGCAGAGTTATATTAACCCAGCTATTAGAGTCGGCATCATAATAAGATGCTACATTTGTAGTCGGACTAATTCTAATCTTATTCAAATTAGGTGTAGTGTCATCACTAATATAATAGCTTGTAGTTAATGATTGGTCAACTAAGTCTTTCTTAGTTATAGGGTAATTAAGATGGTCTATATCATTAGGATACTTTCTAAATGATACATTACCCTTTAGGAATGCATTATCGGGTGATACAAACTCATCTGGATTTATATTACCTAACTTAGTAGCATTTCTAGCTCTAATATTAAGTCTAGCTGGGTTATTGCCATATATTACATGACCTAATCCATCAGTAGTTACTTCAAGATAACTACCTGGTGTTACATTAGAGAATGGGTGCACGTATTTATTAGCTTTAGCTTCGATACTATCTAATTTAGCTTTATCTTCTTTAGTCATTAACCCATCAGTATATACAGTAGCTGGTTTAAGTACACGTTTAGCTGATTGATTCCATCTATAACGTTCTTCTTCTGTAATATGTAAAGTATGATTGTATATATGATCATACTCATCTTGTATACGATTACGTAATGATGGAGATAGTTCCTGTTTGGATATATGCCTAGGAATAGTTTGATTTAGACTTTGTCTATCATGATATGACATAATAAACCTCCTATACCTCAGTTAGGGTGACTTTATATTTCTTACCACCACTATTAACTACTAGGCTTCCATTATCTATATCAAATTCCATAGCTTTCTTAGTCTTGGCTACAGTTTCATCGTTGCTATCAAAGATTTTAACTAGGCTATCCCAGTTATCTGCACCACTACGGATGAATAAGTCATTACCAATAAAGATAAACTCATGGGAGATATCTTGGTCAACAGCTCTCATACCCATTACAGTAGCAAACTCTTCAGTTCTAGTACCAGTAATAGTTGTATCTAAGTTTAATGCAGATAATTTCTTTTGCCCATAGAACTTTAGATATGCTGCATAGTCAGATGGTTGAGTATTTACATCAATCTTCTCATTTAATGCAAGCATATACTTACTAGCTTCTGTATATACAGAATGCCATTTCTTTTCTTTACTATAAGAGCTTAAGATGTTTGTAGAATCAATCCAGAATAGATTTTCTCCATCACCAGTTGGTTCTACACGAGATCTTACATAAGGGAAGATATGTGATTCTAAATACTTCACATTAACTATTTCCATCTTAGTACTATCAGCATCAATTACTGGTGTAGGTGCTTGTGGTTTACCTAAAAAGATTGGATTAGCTATAGGAGCAAAGTCTCCTGGCACTAACCCACCTAATCTATCAGCATTATCTACAGAAATAGGTAACTTAGTTGGGTTATATCCACGAGTGACATGACCCTCATCATCAATATCTACTGTAATATAGTTACCAGGAACAGCATTAGGTTTCTTAGGGTGTACATAATGGTTGGCTTGCTCTTCTATTCCATCTAATTTAACTTTATCAGCTATAGACATAAAGCCATTATTATTATTGCTTACATTAGGAATAGTTGCTACAGTATTCCATAATGCTCGCTCTTCTGCAGTAATATGTATTACATCATCTTTAGTATGATTGAATGATTTTGTAACCATATCACGCAGTTTAAGACTAAGCTCGTTTAAACCAAGCTTATCTCTATCTAAATCATAATTGATTTGCTCTGGCATAGTTTTAACCTCCTATTTTAGAATTACTGGGATGTTCAAGTAAGCCAAAAGATGGCCCTAATGGCATATAACCATTAGGGCTTATATCTTTCTTACTTATCATTCTTTTGATAATTGTTTGTAGTAGATCCAGAACTACCACGGCTTAAATAGGTTAATAACCCACCAGCAAGTGTAGCCGCTACAGTCTCTGATTGAATGAATAAAGAATACATTAAAGCTATACCACAGAATAATACAGTTACCATCTTAATTATATTTAGAGGGTAAAAGTATACTCTAGATTTGTAGTATGGTTTACCAGTATCATCCATTTCTTCAGGCTCCATATCTTCTATTTCATTTTCAGTTAGGCTACTAGTATTAGATGATACTTGTTTGCCTAACTTAGACCATTTACCGTCGATAAAGATATAATAGTCTCCTTGATAGGCTACTATATTACCATTATATTGAATTTCTTCTGAATTTAATGACGGTACGGTATCTATTTGGAGAGCTTTTTCTACATCGGCAGCAGTATTCATGATATAGATTATACTTGAGCTGCAGTATCAGAGATGCCACGAGCAATAGCTTTAGCAAACTCATCTACTTGATTAATAAGCTTATCTTCTTCTTTTGGGTTATTGATGAATGCTGTTTCAACCAATACCGCTGGCATATCAGTTTTACGCAATACCCAGAAGTTGGCAGATTTAATACCACGATCATATAAGTCTAAAGAGTTAACTAATTGATTGTCGATATTAATAGCCAATTTAGTAGATAAGGAGTTAGGACCTGCACTAGTATGAGTAAATGTTTCAGTACCCTCAGCTGCTGGATTTTCTGCACTATTACAATGAATAGATACAAAGATATCAGCATCCCATTGGTTAGCTGCTTCACATACTGCATCTAAGTCATCATCTTGCATAATGTAAGTTTCATAACCTACAGCTTGAAGATATTGGCTTACTAATGCACCAATTTTTTTAACAACTTCGGCTTCTGTAGTACGAGAGCCTACAGCACCTGGGTCGATAGCATAGCCACTTCCATTAAGTTTAGGGTCATGGCCAGGATTTAAAAATACTTTTCTAATTGCCATAGTTATTATTAACCTCCTATAGTCAACGATTATAGTACTGTTGAAACATAGTAGTAAATTGGTGAAAGGAGGCTATATAATGCCAGATTTCAATGAAAAATACGATCTGATAACCTATAATGATTTATCCCCAGATTTAAGGGAACTCATTAATAGCTCTGATAAAAATCTCCAAAAGAGTTTGAATCGACATATGAATGATAATGAGGTTCATGTAACTGGTATCGAAAAAATGTTTTGGAATTCCAAAGCACCTATTAATGATCCAGCATTTACTGGTAGACCAACAGCACCTACTCCTGAGTTGAATACTCGGAATGATACTATTGCTACTACTAGATTTGTGCACAATGCTCTATATGGTCTTACTCCAGAGAGAGCTAAGACTGCTGACAGACTTAAAGGTACTGTAACCTTTGCACTTACAGGTGGGGTAACGGCTCCATCTGTTTTATTCGACGGTTCTAATAATGTAACTTTAAATGTCACATCTATTGATGCTAGTGCTATTAATGGTAAATTTGGTCCATCTAACTTATCAGCTGGTACTTATGATATAAATATTAGTGGTATTGCAGCTAAAGCTAAGTCTGCTGAATCTATTGCTGGTCTTAATGCTGGTGATATTGCATTAAAAGATTCTCCTAACTTCATTGGTACTCCGACTGTACCAACAGCTGCTGCTGGAGATATCTCTTCTAAAATTGCTAATACATCATTCGTTAATATCGAAGTTGAACGTATTAAAGATTGGGTTAAGAGAAACAATAATGCAGTTAATAGTATAAAGACTGTAAGTGCTTCTGGTAAAATTACAGCAGCATCTACAGGACCTGATGCTAATGGTAATATCAATCTTAATGTAACTAATTTACAAATTGATCGATCATCTTTAGGTAATATTGATGCTGATACTGTACGTGGGTTTACTGTTGGTTCTAGTGTACCAGCTAATGCTAAATTCACAGATACTGTGTATGTGCATCCTAAGACTTCTACTGACCTAACCGCAGGTAGTTTTAGTCAAGTATTAGTAGACCGTGAGGGTCATGTTATTGCTGGTGCTAACCCTAGTAGCATGGATATTAATATCACTGGTACAGCAGCTAAAGCAGCAGCATTAGCTACACCATACAAAATGAAATTCAGTGGTATCACTGCTTCTGAATCTATCATTGATGGTAAAACTGAAACTGTAGTTAATGTAACAGCAATCCCATCTGCTATTGTCACTGAAGATACTAATCGTAAATTCATGACTCCAGATGAAAAATCTAAACTTAGTGATTTACCATCTAATACAGAATTGACTGCTAAACTTGATGCGGTAGCTTCTTCTATGGATTGGAAACCTGGTGTTGCTAATTATAGTGATATTGCAACTACATATACTACACCTAAGAAAGGTATGGTAGTTCCTGTAACTAGTACTGGTTCTATCTATCGTTATAATGGTACTACATGGGATACTATCTCTAGTGTAAATATTCCATTAGCTACTAATACCATTGATGGTAAGATGTCTAAGGAAGATAAGCTTAAATTAGATGGTATTGAAGAGGGTGCTACTAATTATGAGCATCCTGCTACACATCCAGCTACTATGATTACTGAAGATGCAACTCATAAGTTTGTAACTACAGATGAAAAGACTCGTTGGAATGATACATATACCAAAGCTGAAGCTGATCTTAAATTCTTAGCTAAGCTCGATGCCGCTACTAATAAAGCAACTATTGGTGAAAACTGGACTATTAAACCTGGTACTGGTGGTGCATTAGACTTTGTATATAATGATACTATTAAAGCTACATTAGGCACTAATGGTTTATTCGTTGCTAATGAGTTATCCGAATCTGGTTCTGCTGGTGCTAGTGTAACTACAGTTAGTACTTGGAAATCTCCTGTTACTAACGTATCTGACCTAGATGCTACTGCACCTAATGGGTCTGTATGTTTAGTTACATCTACAAATACAATCTACACTAAAACAGCTACTGGTTGGACACAAGTCAGTGGTGGCTCTGGTACAGCCGCTCCTAGTGGTGATTATATTACTAGAGAGGAATTAAATGCATCTTTATCTAGATTAGAAAAGATGGTTAAAGATCTTCGTGGAGGAGAATAATGGCAGACGATAATAAATTATTAACCGACCAGCTTCTCAATAATATATCTACCCAGTTTAGTACAGTTATTACTGACTTAAATGAGACCAAAAAAGCTATTGAGCTTACAGGTGTAACTTCTTCTGGTAAAACTAATACCTTACCAGAAGAGGTCCACAAAATTCAAGATAAAACTATCGAGAAACTGAAGAAAGAAAAAACAGTTGATGATTTAGTTGATGGTGAGTTTAATCTGGAAGTCGGGATGCTATTTAATAATTTTATAAATCCCGAAACTTGCACTGATTATAATACATCACTAATACCAATGTCAGATACATTTGTATTTACTAAACCATTAGGTTTTATTTGGCCTACTATTGAGAAGATGAATAGCATCAGTTCAGCTATTAATATAGCTAAACGTTCTACTGATCCTAAAATTGCAGCTAAGTATAAAGATAGAGATAGTAATAAACCTATCATTAAAGCTATCTTTAAAGATAATAAATATCATATTAGTAGTCTGTATATGACAGCCTTTCGTTCACCTGTAGACAAGATGCCTAAAAACTATAATGATGTAAATTATAGACTATCTGTAGAGTTGATTGATGATGCTTTAGCTATCAGTAAAGTATCTCAGGAATTAATTGATAAATATCATTTAGAGAACTCTGGTATAACTACAGACACTAGATTCATTAATATGGTAAAAAATAACGATGTTGATGTATCCTTACCTTATTACCATAGTGATTTTAGTATCAATAATCAATCTATTGATAGTCCATCAGTATTACGCTGTAATAGATTCCGTCTTTGTATGCATAAGAATATTAAGACAGTTGTATGTAACAGTTTATCATTAAATAGAAATCTTATCTTAGCTAGTTTAATTTGTGATAAAGATGGAACCAATCGTACAACCATTAACCCTAATAAACTAGACATATATCTAGATGGTGATATTTGGATATCTGAGAATTTTACAGTAGATCCTGTATTGGCTGGTAATTTCAAAGCAACTACTATGGTTAGTAATACTGATGCTACATTCAGAATTCTTGTAGATAAGTCTAAAGTATCTATGAAATCTCTTCGTAGGAGCAGTAGTGTACTTCCATTATTACAAGCTATCGTATTAACTTATGATAGAAGTGAATACTTTGACTATAATACTATGACATGGAAACCATATACACCAAATATGAGTATCCAACATTGGTTCGAATATTCTTTTAGAAATATATTCAAAGAGCAATATAGTATTGGTGTAACTCCTAGCAATACATTATTCGGTTGGGGTAATAATGCTAATGAGTCAACGATATACGCTCGTAGCTATCTTGAAGAAAAAGAATTCTCCATATTCGGTAGTAGCATGGAACTCAATCTACAAAGTGCTAATCGTACAGGTATATTCTATGGCGACTATCCTATATCTAATAGATACGTTACTGCAACTTTCAATGAAAGCTTAGTAAAATATGTGTATATTGCCTATAAAGATAAGCCATATACTATAGATAAACCTATTAGTTACATGACAAATAGAACGCTCATGAATATGTCAACATATACTGACGAGGCTACATCTAAAGAAATCTATAAGATTAATTTAGACAAGAAAGCCATTACTGGTAGAAGTTTAGATCTATTTTATCCAAAATATCAAAACGAGTTTAGAGATAAAGTGATTGAAATTACTCTACCTATCGATAACAATGCTAAACTTAACCGTTGGCATCTTCAAACTATGGTAGCATTTAGTGAAATTAAATGGTTAAATACCAAAGGTGAATTAATTGAACGAATCAATATAAGTGAAAATGCATATGATAAGAATGGTCCATGTATTACACCATTCTATAATAGACATATCAAAGAAGTTAACCTTACTAATGTAAAATTAGGATTTGACTATGTCTTAGCAGAAGAAACATTTGGCAAATTCTATATAGATGAAACTCAAACAGATTCAGAAATTGAAGAACCAGTAACACCAATGATTTGGAAACTTGATGGGTGCAAGATGGGTGAAGAAACATTCGGCCCATATAAATATCGTGGTTCTAAAGTTTCTCGTATGTATCTTCGTTTATTTAAGAATGCTAAATATGTTATCTTCTTAGTTAACGAAAACGACCCTATCGTAAGAGACATTCGTGCTTGTTTAATAGGCATGATGTTCTATAATATGGATCAATCAAAATATTGGAACTATAATACTATGAGTTGGGAAAACAGTTCTGATCTTACTCCATATGAGATTCAACCAGAAAACCACCCAGATTATGAAACATTCTCCAACGAGTATGACATCGAGGGTGGGGATAGTTTTGATTATTATTAATAGGAGGGTTCTAGATGCCTGAATCAAAAAATACTACTGAACTCATTTTAGAAAATATCGAAAATGGGTTTAAAGAAATTAAAAAAGATCTTGAAAATGTAAAAGCAGCTATTTCTGAAACAGGGGTAGCGGCTGCTAATACCACTGCTGGTTTAGCTAATGATGTAAAGAAAATCTCCAATAAAGTTGAAGAAAAGATTAAAGCTGCTGATGTGGTTACTGGCTTAGCTGGTGGCTCTGTAAATATCAGTAATGGTTTTATGTATTCTGCTTCTTCTGAAATGATTGACCATAATAGTATTGGTGCTATTCCTGGATTGACTACATATACTGTACCAGACGATAAGAACTATCTTATCCAATGGCCAACAAAATCCTTTATGGAACAAACACCTTCGGACAAACGTAATATTACTATTAATTTTGGTAAACGTCATTTTGGTCAATTATGCAATACTTGTTATCGTATGCCTAAGTATACTGATTTGTATAATGATGAGCCTACATACAATCTTAGAGTAAATCTTAATGATGATAGCATTGTATTAAAAAAGAAAGCAGATCTTACTGAAGATGAATTAACTATGCTAAGCACTGCTGAATTAGAAGATACCAGCGATATCTTCGAATGTAAAGGAACAGCATCTTTACCTGAATATACATCTGACTTCTATATCAACGGTAAGTCTCCATATGCTGCAGTAATCAAATGTGACCAATTTGTTGTATCTGGTAATCCTAACGTAAAAGCAGTTATTACTGATACTATTATCATGGACGAAGAACTCATTCTACGTAACCGTGCTGGCATGGGTCAATATGGTAGACAAAATACTATGGGTGTAATTGGTATTCATGGTGGTAATAAAACATCAGCATTCAAAATCTATGTACCTAAAGGGAAACCTAAATTCAATCTTATCAATTCTACTTTGAATCCTGATAATGAATACGTTAAGAATAATATTAGCAAAATTTCGGACTATGCTACTATTGCAGATGTAAGTTTCCAATACTATACTCTTATTGCTGTAGAACCTACAGAAGAAATGACAGCATTCTTAATTAAAGAAGCCGACAAGCTAGTTAAATTAAGCGTATCTGTAGTGACCCATGATTTTACTAAATACTTCGATTATTGTCAATTAGAATGGGTCGTAAATAAAGATAAAGAGTTCCATTATATGTACAGACAATGGTTCGATTATCTTGTTCCTACAGAAGAAGATTATAAGTATTATAAATTTAACGATGATGTAGCACAAAATACATTTAAGAACTATAACCCACAAGCTACAGATTATACTGTTACACTTACTGATGCTAGCGCATTGAAATATGCCAACACTGAGTATGGTCAAACTGTATATGCTTTAGGTGATAGTAGTGGTTTATATCATAATAAAACAAATACTATAATTATCCCTAATAAGAAATACGCTTGGGATTTCACTAAAGCCGTATATTGTGATGCAGATTTCCCATTCGATGGTAGTGAAGTTAATGATGGAGCAAGCGAGAATACTACAAGTGATGGTAGAAACATTTACAGCTTAAACATCTCTCCTGATCCTATCAATACACCATCAATGTACCATCTCGTAGATTTCTATAAGAATAATCTTGTCGATAGACAAAATGCAGACGTTCATTTATTGGTTGAATCAGATCGTGGATATGATGCTGATACTAAAACATATACAACTTATGACAATGTCTTAGCACAATACTACTTAGAATCAGACTATCGTGTTTATCTTAAACATAAAACACATGATGGTTCTTTAAGTGATATTGAAAACTTAGTTATCGTTGGCGAAACAGTATATGGCGAACCAAGTAAATATACTAAATACGTACCATACTTCTATAACCGTAATATCAAAACCATCAAAGGTACAGATATTACATTAGTACCTTTCCGTTTAGAAGATAAACAAGGTAAAGTTACTGGTGTAACTACAGATGAAGTTGCTGTACCAGAAGCTCCTATGGAAATTATCTTAGATGGTAACTGTGCTGTATCTGCATGGCAAGGTGGTTTGTATTATGACCGTACTGGTAAACATCATATCATCACCCCAGAAAAAGGTGAATATAATGCTAAGTACGTTCATATCTTAGTAGATGAAACTAATCCTCTAGTGGCTAGTGCTAATGCTTGCCGTTATCGTTTAGCTTTATTTACTAAAGATAAAACTAAACGTTATAACTACACAACTAAGACTTGGGAAGAAGTTGCATCCTATACTGGTGATACTGGTACATTTGCAGAACTATTCCCAGAAGAGTTTGCTAAATTGACTGACGTTGTAGAAGTATAGTAAGTACATTAAGGGGAGAATCAAATGGAATACTCGGCTAAACTAAAGAATCTTTCAGCTGCAGAAAGAATCTTATATATTCATGACTTAACTAAAGATGGGGTCTCTCTAGACCTCATCTTAGAGTCTATTATTGCTGATGATGATTTAGCACTATACAAGTTCTATGCTAAGCAATACTTAGATATGTTAGATGGTACAGTATTAGGTCTTTGTGTTAAACACAAGGCTTCTAATATCTTAATCTATCTAGAGTCTTGTAATCAGGCTTGGTTCAATATTAAGAATGACTATAATATCACTAGTGTAATACTTACTGCTATTGATGAATTAGATTATTCTGATATACTTGCTTTCTCTAGTTTAACTGGTATCTTATTCCGAGCGTATAAGCATACTGGTGTTACAAATGCTATCTTGGATTTATATAAAGCATTCATGATTAGATGTATAAAGAATAAGAAATACTTCTTCTTGAATACATTCCATAATCACGTACGTGGTTTATTCGAAGACAAGGTCGGTGATCTTGCTTTAGATAAACTACTTAAGAACTATATGTCAGAGGAAGAACTACAGAACTATAATGAAAATTATAGATTAGATATTTAATTTTATATAACACTATAGTATCATTGGTCTGCAATGACAGTTCAATGGTAAACCTCGATAAAGCAATTAGCAGAATGAATCCCCATATAGACAATGTCTATATGGGGTTCTTTCTATCTATTCTTCATTTCAGCATTGTTTTTTGCTACATATAAGGTTACACCAATGATTATCTTATTAGCTACTATATTAGTAAAAGACTCTTTTCTATATACATAGTGAGCTTTCTCCAAGAATACTGGAGTAGTTCTAGCTATGATATAGTCAGATACGTATTTACGCATTTGCTTTTCTATATCTTCTCTAATATAGTTATCATCATTGAATGCTAAGTTATTAATGACTAAGAATTCATTGATGCCTTCTTGAATCATATTATCAATCATATTATCGACTTCACGTACATCGATCTTAATTCGAGAACGTTTGAAAGCCATTTGCTGTTCATAGAAATATGTAACACGGTTAATGATTACACTAACTGTAAAGAAGAAAGCTATAATACTAATAGTTAGTATTACCGTAAGACTGATTTCCAAGGTTGTACTCATTGTATCGACTCCAATTCACTAAATGATCACGAACTTCCATCAATCCATTATCTTGTGTGGAACCGACTTTAATAGCCTCATCTAAGTAGCGTATAACCTTATTGGCAATCTCAATAGTGATACCATATTTATACTCTTCTAGGAAAGCTCCCCAGTTACCAAAACACATATCTGGATGGATGAAGAAATTGTTTGTATTATGATATAGTTGGTGAGCTGTTAAATTTAACATTACAAGCATTACCTTATGCTCATGGTGCACTTTACGTAAATGCTGTACTAAGTCAAATGAAGTAATATACCCTGTAGTATTAATGATATGCTCTGTAATGATAAAAGCAATATCAAAGATAGTTAGCATATTATGATGCATCTCAATAGTAGCCATATCCATAGTGATATTATTATTGATTTGGCATCTATCCATACCTAGATTCATTAAGAAGAACTTATAATTCTTATAAGCTCTAGATGCTCTAAATCTAGATACAGCATTCTTTACAAAACTTGTATATCTATCAATATCCATTAGGGAATATTTAGTTTGATAGAACTCCAATTGGTATGGTACAAAAGGAGATTTTATAACTGGATTATTTGGACTTGTAATAATGCTTAAGTCCGGAAATGGTTGACTCATATTCTAAACACTCCTGTTGTTATTCAAATAGGTACGATTAACTTGATGTTGGGCTAAATAGGCTATTACGGTCAGTACATAGTAGTAATCGAATAATTCCATTCCGAAGGGAGGAACTACAAAGAATGAGACTTTCTCATATTATTAAAGCAATCTCACCTGAGCCTTTTGTAGATAATACTGTATACTATAGTAAAATCTTAGCATTAGGTGCAGTGGTAAAAGATAAAGACTTAGCTGATTCTAAAGAATCTGAAGCATCTATGTATTATGCTGACCTATATATTCAATCCATCGAAGGTAAAGCACCATATGATGCCTATGAGTATAATGATCTTATCTTATCTCGCTGTGAAATAGGTAGAGAATATTGGATGGGTATTAAGAAAGATCCACGACTCATACCATTAAATAAACGTGAAACTTGTCGTAAGTTTGCATCTGAATACTTTGTAAATCACTATGTAGAGTATAATGAATACTATCGTATGATTATGGGTAAACCACCATTAGGTATGCCATTCTTATATGTAGATGCAGATTTACGTAAAGATAATATTGGTGTAGACTTTAGTAAGCCTATGCATGAAATGTCTGAGTTTGAATTAAATATACTAGAAGATCATGGTATAATGGATGAACTACGTTCTAGGTATATTGGTCCAGCATATGCTTATCTAAACTATATAGCATCTGGTATTACTGCATATGCTGCACGTAAAGCTGATAACTTTGAGTTATTATACTTACCACGTATAGACCAGCAAGTTTTATCTGATAAATTTAAGAATCGTTATATAGTAAACCGTGCTTATACTATGGCAACTGTATATGCAGAAGCCTATAGATTTGATAGTGATTACTATACTAACTTTATCACCATCTTTATTCTATTACAAACTATGATTGATCTTATCTCTGAAACTGGAGAGCATATTATCAAATTAGATGTATTAGATGAGAGATGTATTCGTTATATCTTTGAATGGCATGATGTACCATACTATGATGAGATTCCTTTGAAATATCAAATAGCTATGGTTAAGAATCTTAATAAGCTATTGAAATTCAAATCTACACCAACTTGTATGGTTGATATATGCTCGTTATTTGGGTTTGATGATATTAGAATCTTTAAATATTATCTTCTTAAAGATAGAAAGTCTGATCCTGATACTGGTGACTATGTATTTAACTATAAATACAAAACTTACTTAGATACCGAAGAGGTTATGGATACTGCTACAAGCACTATGCCTATAACTGACCATAATAATATCCCTATACCATATCCTAATAACGATACAGAGTTCTTGGACAAGGGTAATTATATACATCTGTATGCTGATGACTTACTAATACCACCATCTGAATATAATGTGATTGATCATAAGATAGTATTTGAAAATGAGCATTATCTTGATGGTAAGACTACACTTAAGTTTGACTTCTTGAGTAATAAGACTCCAGATATTCCAGCTAATATTAATGACTATACTATTAAAACTGAGACTAAGTTTATCACAATAGTGGATAATAACACACGTGAAGTTCCTATAGAGTTCCCTGTAGATAAAGATACTTACTTTGAAAAGGGTTTTGGTTTAAGATTGTCTGTTGGTTCTACATTTATAGACCCAACACGGTATAGATTCAATGATGATTTTACTAAGATTATCTTTACTGATGATATAGATTGGAATATTAGTGATACTAATGCTAATAGAGAACTTATAGCCGTATTTATCTACTCTGATAAATATAAGTTTAAGTTTAAAACTATTCAAACTAAAGCCAAAGATACATCTAATACTATCATTACCGAAGTCCCAGAAGATATTGACTATGTAGACCATGGTGTATACTTTGCTGATACTGCATCAGTATATCTTCAAAAAGATAGATACTTCTCTACATTGACATCTGATGGTAAACTTAATATCACTAATATAGATAATGATGATAAGTTTATTAAAGACCGTGTAATCAATACTAACTTTATATATTCTAATACTAGACCAGTAGCATTACATACAGAAACTCAAACTATTACTGTAACTACACCTGGTGAAACTAAGTATGAACTAAATTTCCCATTTGCTGGATATATAAACAATAACAATGTCATCGAAGTATATGTAAATGGAGACCCATTAGCATTTACTGAGTATACTATTCTTAAGAATACTCTCCATATTAATAAACAAAACTTATTAATGCGTAAGGGTATTACTATAGAAGTAATATATACGTATCCAGAAGACCAAACTGTAACTAATAAGAAAGTTAAAACAGTTGCTGTTGATAATAATAAACAAAGTGTATTAGCTCTTGAGTATCCATATGATGGATATATACCTAAGAAGAATAAGATTATTCTACTAGTTAATGGTAGACGTCTAGAAGAATCTAGATTTAGATATACTAATACTGGTATAGAGATTACTGATACTAAGTTCTTATTGAATATAGCTGATAATGTCGTATGCTACTACTATGATTACCCAGAGAATGAGTTTTCTATCAATATAGAAGACCAATTCATAACCACTCCTATCGAGGGTACTAATAAATTCCAAATTATATTCCCATTCTTTAACTATATGAAATCACATAATGGATTATTTGTAACTATTGGTAGTACATTAGTATCTCCAGAACGTTATAGAATTAGTGGTGATATCTTTGAATTTACTGATGGTACAGTTATTGATGCTACTAGAGGATTCAATATCACTTTCGTCTATAATACTATATTCAGGAAGTACAATAAGTATATCAAATCTGAGATGGTAATGGCTGATATAGCAGATGATGCTACAGGTATTACTATTCCATTTCCATTTGATGGATATTTGGAATCTCCTAATAATAATCGTATGATGATGGTTATGGATGATGGGTATGTACTAGTTAAGAATGACTATGAAATCATTAATGGTAAAATCTTCTTAACTGATAAAGCTAAGACAGCTAAACATGGTTCTAAAATCAAGTTTATCTTTAACTATATCAATGCTAAGATTAATAAGAAACTAGTTGAAGATAACGAAAAGAACTATGATTTAAAATTCGTTAAGATCCCATTAACTGAATCTGGTGATAAATATATCAAAGATAAAAATAACCATATCCCTTACGATAAAATGACTGAGGGTGATGGGTTATGGACTGGTGAAATGGATAAAGAAGATGTATATAGAGAGATTCTTGATAAAGAGTTTAACTATGTACGTACAAAGTACATTACTATCGATTCTGTAATGTCTATGACTAAGATTGCATTTGATATGCCTTACTTCTTCAATCTATTATTTGATAAAGTCAAACTAGAAGATAGACTTATGCTACAAGTACCATCTATTCGTGAGTTTAAAATGTTTAGACTTAGTGATATTATGTGTACTCTATTCTCTCTAATGTATGAATACTATAATCTTGAAGATGATATCATGCAAGATCCTGAAAAGATTATGTATATTATGGGCTTTAACTTTGATGCAGACCTAGGCGTATTGCAAAAGATGCTTCGTGGTCCTAGATATTATAAAGACTTAGATTATACTGGTGCTGATAAGTTTGAATCTTATAAGACTCCATTGACTTCGGCTAAACAGTTATTGAAAATCTTTAATAATAACTTGGCTTTACGTAATAGTCTTCTTACTCATATGAAAGATGCAAACAACTATCGTGAGTATAATGCATATAAGAAGACATATGAAGCATTAATGCAAATCAAATATAATAATGACTTCTTCAAGATGCCATTTGAAGCCGATAGGGGTAAAGAGCCTAATAAGTCTTACTATAATTTCTTGACTTATAGAGATAGAGACTTATCTGGTCTTATTGATAGTATCCGTAATATTGGTGATCTTACAGAAAAAAGAAAACGTATTATCAATACTTGTATTGATATAACCAAGTATGTAGAGCGATACTTTAATAGTAATGAGTACCAATACTTATTTAACTCATTCCCTGGTGTTGGTTTAGACTTTATTAAACAATACGTAGCTAAAGTCATCAACTTCTTTAAATCTTATAAGATAGAGGTCATGGGTATTAATACCATCTATAAATTTGATAGTAGATTATTTGAAACCATTAGAGCTATAGATGATATCTGGTATATCTGTAAGATTAAAGACGATGACAGTATTGATATAGTTGATGGTATAGTAAATACACATATCAAGTCTTTAGCTAAAGATGCTGTACATTTCTGTGATAAGATGTACTTACGTAACTGGTGGTATAAAACTCTTATTCTTGCTGATATGTATGATATTCTCCCTAAGGATATTATTAAATACATTGTATTGAAACCATTAATAGATGAGATTGATGGTTTAGATGGTGTACATGATAAACTTAACCTAGATATTAAATTGATGCTTGATGATCACATCAACTCTTTATTCATTTATGACACTATGGGTAGCAATGTACACTTCAAAGTTAAAGATACAGCAAGGGCTCATGACCATATGTGGCTTAACCCGTTCTATAAAGCCTAGTTTAACATAGTTATAAAGTTTAAGCTTAAATAACGATAAATATATTTATGGAGGTCGACATGTCCAATACTAAAGAACTCATTTTTAACGAGTTTAACGGTACTGAAGAGAAAGCATCTATTCGTTCTCATGCATACCGTGATACTGATATTGTAATTAGAGCCTTGGGTACTGATAAAGTATTATTCCGTGGCAAAAATAAAATTGTTTTACCTGGTGCTGAATTCACAGCTCGAGCACATTTCGGATTTGCACCAACTACTGAAATCACTCCTTCTTATAATACTGAACTAGGATTAGAAAACAGTGTATTCGAAGTTCCAGCAGAAGCAGAAAAAGTTATGCTATTCTGTGTTGGCACTGATGGTTGTGGTCGTGAAAACTCTCAAGTACGTGAAGTTAACTATGCTAAATGGATTACTCCTGAAGCATTGGTTCCTTTCCGTTACCCATTAGTAACTGAAGATATCAGTGATGCTAAGAAAATGACTTACCATGGTCGTAAAGTAATTGGTAACCGTGTTGCTTATTACTTTAAAACATTCGAAACTGAACCTGTATTGATTCGTCGTTTCGAAGATGGTACTCCTATTGATGCTAAGATCTACAATACTAATAAAAACTTAGATGTAGAAACTGTAGTAGAAATTCATCTTAAAATTACTGAAGATGAATGCCGTGAATTCTTCGTTAATACTGTAGGTCTTAATGAAGCACGTATTAACACTATCTCCTTATGCTATGCTTGGCGTAAAGAAATCGATGGTGTAATGCATTACCAAGATATCCGTCCTTTGACTAAATTGAACTTCCCTAATGAACAGTTAATCGAACTCAACAAAGGTATCGATATCACTTATCAAATTTATTATTAATAACTAATATAACAAAAATTGTAATAGAAGACGGAACCCATCCACTTCTTCTATTACATTCACTCATAGGATAATCATCCTATAAATTCTTTCATGGTTAGTTGATATTACGTAGTCAACTAATTACTCTCCTTATAGTGACACGGTTGCAGACTACTCTCCCTGCAACCGTGTTATTATTACAAAAAATAATACATGGGTAGATGAGCGAACATCTACCCATGTATATTAATGACTATAAGTGATTTTCAGTTATAGTCATTTTGATTCCTTGTGATTTAAGGAATCGGTAAGCCATTATGGCTTCATGGTGAGTGACATTATTGATGTCAGCATACCGATCAGCTACTAGGCTCATAGCCACTCTAATCTTCCAATCTAAGTTAGAAGATCGAGAAGCTAAATGGTTAGCGTAGTTTGCTACGCATCCCGAATATGCCATAGGAGTCACCTCCTTTCGGCAAGTAGACTTATGTCTACAGGTGTATGGTTATATTTAGATATAGCTATTATGACTAGCTATATCTACCATACACAATTATAGTAT